TAAGTTTAATTACTGAAGCACAAAGGGCATTTACAAGTTGGACAAGAACAAATGTAACCTCTATAGCGGCAACAAGCGCTCCAGATATTGAGCCTTTTACAGATAGTACAGTTAATAAGTTAAATTTGGTTATACCCGCCAATACTAGTTTTACTATTACCTGCATAAGTGATGATTTGGTTAATCTTTCTAATTTAAACTCAGACTTAGCAACATTTTCAGTAGGCACATATTTTTATGACGAAACCGCTGTTTTAAGTTCTGTTTCTATTGGCTATGAATATACAGATACTACAACTGCTTTAGATGTTCAAAATTTAAATACTTTTGATACAACACTAAATAGTCAATGGGGATTTGTTTCAGGAACATTTGAAACTCCTAATGAAAATACAACAATGAGAGCAGTTGTTAAGGCAACCTTTAACGGAGGAGCATCTACATCAACAACCGCATTTTATATTAATGGAGTTACCATAGGACAATGGGCTGAAGAACATAATAATCAATCTTTAGGAGTGGAAGGTTCAGCAGTTACTTCAATTGCAATTGCAACTACAAGTGGTGTACAAGCAGAAGCGTATGGCTTGGGTGGAGAAGATGCTTATTATTTAATTAATGACAATGCTTTAATGGCTAGAAATTCTAGCATCCCAATGGTTTATGGTGCAAGTGGATCTACAATATTAAGACCAAACACTTCTGGAGAACCATCTTTAATAGTTCCAGGAAAAGGATTTTTAAATATTGCTGGTCAATATAAAGACTACACTGTTGAGTTTTGGGCTAGAATTAATTCTAATGCAACAACTCCTAAAAGAATATTTGGACCAATAGCATCTTCTGACGGACTTTATGTAGATGGTGGATTTTTAACATTAGTTATAGGTAATAGTTTTGGCTCTCACTTTGTTGGTGAGTGGTTTAGACCAATGTTAATTCATATAAGGTTAATTAGAAATAATGCGACGGTACTAGTTAATGGAGAAGAAGTAATTAACTTAGCAATTGATACTGATACCTTGGTGCTTCCAGAAATATTAGACAACTCTAATGATGAACAAGATTGGCTAGGATTTTATTCATATTCAGACGTAACTCCAATTGAAATAGATTGTGTAGCAATTTATTCTTATCAGGTTCCAATTACAGTAGCAAAACGTAGGTGGGTATATGGCCAAGGAGTATTGTCTCCAGAAGGAATTAACTCCGCATATGGAGGAAGTTCTGCTTTTATTGATTATGGATTTGCTAACTATACCGCCAACTATACCTATCCAGATTTTGCAAGTTGGAATCAGGGGTCATTTGATAATTTAATAACAGCATCAACATACATAGGAACACCAGATTATCAATTACCAACAATATTTATAGATGGTGAATCTTTACAAGATTTTTATGATGACAATCAAGATGCACAAGATGAAGATAACAAGTTTATAACATTTAGACCAACAACCAGTTGGAACTCTGTTCATGCTTATTATAATTTTCCTAATTTTAATGTGTTAAATGAAGAAGTAAAAGCGGTATATGGAGTATTTAGCCATGACGACATTACTTCTATTGAGCAAACATTATTTAAAATATACAATAAAACAAACGGTAATTATTTTAAAGTAATACAAGATGACGATGATCTTGTTTACAGTTTATATTACAACGGAGCAAGTACATCTTTATATACTTACTCTAGTATAGGCGTAGATGATATTTTTGCAGTTGGTATTAATATTCCAGACTTAGTTTCAAGATTTGGAGGCACAGTTGCTTCATTCTTTGGAAACAAAAATGGTCTTGAATTATATGTTGGTGGAGATACCGTTGCAGCAAATACTTTTGAAGGACAAATGTATTCTTTTGGTTTATCTACCGCTGTTAATTTAGACCAAGCAACAGATTATTTTTCAAATGGATTTGCAGTTACAACATCTGGTGAGTCTCTTATAGCATATACAGCAAGTTATACTTTGCTACCTTCTGAAGCATATGATACATATTTCTTAGATATTGGAGTGTCAGGTTATTGGGAAGATTATTTACCTTTATCATATTTTGCACAGTTTGTTGATAATGATGCTGGAAATAAATTTTATGAGTTAGATTTTTTACAATTTAACATAGGATATCCAGCGCCATCAGAACTTATTGATCAGGCTTCTACAAGTTCTTGGACTTATCAAGAACTTAAAGAAGAATATGAGTATCCTGTTCAAAGAACTTATAATCAACTTGATAATTATTTATTTACTGGCTGGGACAATTACACACAAATGTCTGGTCAAACAGATAAATATTACGAATACGATACAGAAGATGCATCAATTAGAAGTTATGTAACATTTCAATATATTGCAGATGGAGCAAATGCACCTCGTTCTAACTTTACTACAACCAGAACTGCAAGAGAAGGATCAATAATTGACGTATCAGAATTTACAAATTGGCGAACAACTAAGTTTGAGGTTGTAGATAATACTTTAATTTACCCATCAAAAAATACTAATTTTAATGACCTTGCTATCGTAACGCATTTAGATTTTAATATTCGTGGTATTTTAAGAAAGCCTCTTAGACTTAAAAAACTTGAACTGGCTTCACAAGCATTTAATGACAACTCATTTAACCCAGTAGGAACTAGATTTGGCATTGACATATTCCCTTACAAAAAAGCGGGTATTTATTATGATTACAAATCTAAAAATCCATTTAGTATTTACAAAGGCAGCACTCCATATTTGTATTTAAACAAGAGTTCTGGAATTAAGATTCGTGGAGACTACGATCCGTTAATTAACAGAGGTTTGTCAATTCCAGTAAATATTAATAGGGCAGACAATTATCGTGTAAGCGCAGTTCAGATGTGGATGAAATATGATGAAAGACAATTCCCAGAAACACCTGTAGAACTATTTGATATTAAATATCGTACGGACACTATTAAGTTTTATTTTGTAGCAGATAGTGAAACTGGGGATCGTGCCAGAATATATGCAAGAAGTTTGGCAACTGGAGCAGAGTACAACGGAATATCATATTATTGGAATGGCAAACTTGTAAGAGAGCCTGTAGCAACCAGAAATGAATGGGGAGTTCTTGGAATTGGCTTTACAAACTCCCTATTATATGATTTATTTTTAGGCTCTATTAACCTTAATGGACAATTTGTATTCAATAATATTGCATTCTATCAAGCAAACAATCTACAACAGGTTCAAAGTACCCTAACAAGGCCTTGGCAACAGGTAATAACTGACGGTGCAACAAATTATCAATGGCAGTATTGGGAGAATAATGCTACATGGGAAGGTGTGCTTGTTATTGGAGCCTCAGAACTATATGGAGTTAACCCTGCAGATGTTTACAATACCTACATAGGAACTAATAAGATTATCTTTGATGATGATGAAGGTTTAATAATAGATGCAAATAAAATGAAAATATATCAAGATACAACTTGGACAGTAACTGTAGGTACACCAGTATAATCTGCTATACTTGTGGATATGAGCAAACGAAAAAAGCCATTAATTGGTAATGTTAGGCGCAAAGTAATAGAAAAAAACTACGACTGGGGTCTTTATGTGTATAAAAAGGCTAATGGTAAGTGGTTTACAGATGGTCAGGGTAGTGTTTTAAACATACCCGCCATGCGTGGAGATATCGAAAAAATTACGGAATTAAAAAATGCTGCTATGTATTATGGCGATGAAGGTAACGGTAATTGTATTTTTGTGCCTGGACTAAACAGAATATCTGAAGAACAACACTCTGAAATGGTAGACAGAATGAAACAAGGACTTATTCCAAACGTAAATGATTTAGGTGCTATTTATGATGCACAAAAAACACTAAAGCAGTACGGAAAAGAGGCTTATGAAAATGGATAATAATTTTGATTATATACAAGCAAGTTTAAATACTGAATACAAAGAACCAAATCAATTTGCACAGTCAGATCCTTTTGCTAAGTCATGGGATGAACTTAAAGGTTTGAGCGGTATTGATAATAACTTCCGTCGTAGAACTAGTAGAAACCTAACAAAGGTTGCATCAGAAGATCCTGCATACCTTGAGGCTTCAGGAGCAACACCAATGGGAGACGGTAGTTCTTCTAAACAATTAAATCCTGGGACGGTATACAGAAATGGCTATGGACTATTTGACGTAATTACCCCTCCATATAACATGTATGAGTTAGCAAACTTCTATGATACAAACTTTGCTAATCATGCTGCTATTGACGCTAAGGTTGAAAATGTTGTTGGTTTGGGATATAGGTTTGATATTACAGATCGCACCATGCTAAGTTTTGAGATGAGTGATGATAGAGATAGAGTAGACAGAGCAAGAAATAGAATTGAACGAGCAAAAATTATGCTGCGGGACTGGATAGAATCTCTTAATGATGATGATTCTTTTACTACTACAATGGAAAAGATTTACACAGACCTTCAAGCAACTGGTAATGGATTTCTTGAAGTTGGTCGTAAGGTAAATGGTGAAATTGGATATGTTGGTCACATACCCGCAACTACTATTCGTGTTCGTCGTTTAAAAGATGGATTTTTACAGATTATTGGAAACAAGATTGTTTATTTTCGTAACTTTAATGCAACCAATCAAAATCCAGTAACTGCAGATCGCAGACCAAATGAGATTATTCACCTAAAACAATACTCTCCATTAAACACATTTTATGGTATTCCAGACATTTTGGCTGCCTTGCCATCTTTAATTGGAGACCAATTGGCTGCTCAGTACAACATTGATTACTTTGAAAACAAGGCTGTTCCAAGATACGTAATTACCGTAAAGGGCGCTAAGTTATCTGCTGATGCTGAAGACAAGATGTTTAGATTCCTACAGACTGGATTAAAGGCTCAATCTCATAGAACTCTATACATTCCGCTTCCTGGAGATACAGAGAACAACAAAGTTGAATTTAAGATGGAGCCAATAGAAAACGGTATCCAAGAAGGCTCATTTAAAGAGTATCGTAAGCAAAACCGTGATGATATTTTAATTGCTCATCAGGTTCCTATATCTAAACTGGGTGGTTCAGATTCAGCCTCAATTGCTGCTGCTTTAGCACAAGATCGCACATTTAAAGAGCAGGTATCTCGTCCAGCACAAAAATATTTAGAAAAAATGGTCAATAAACTGGTTAAAGAAAAGACAGATGTTCTTGAATTAAGGTTTAACGAACTAACCTTAACTGATGAAATAGCCCAGTCTCAGATCTTAGAAAGATACGTAAAGACACAGGTTATGACTCCAAATGAGGCTCGTGAGAAGTTAGATCTCCCACAACGTCAAGATGGCGATGATCCATTTATTATGTCTCCAAGACAAGCCACTGATGCTAGGGCAAATTTGGCAGGGAATCGTCAAAGAAATACTGAAAGAACAAATAACAACTCTGACTCACCATCTACTTTAATGGGAAGAAATGCACAGGGAGAAGGTCGTTCATCTCAATAATGTCCACATAGTGATATAAATAGATGATATAATTATTCAGCAATGACTATCAATAAAGCACACTGGGTTACAGAAGGCGACAATGTTCGTTTTTCAATGCCCTTTGGCAAAATTGATCAAGAACGTCGTATTGTTTCTGGTTTTGCAACCTTAGACAATATTGACAAACAGAACGATATTGTAACAACAGATGCAAGTATAGAGGCATTTAAAAAATTCAGAGGTAATATTCGAGAAATGCACTCTCCTCTTGCAGTTGGAAAAATGGTTAATTTTAAAGAAGATAAATACTTTGATCCACAAACAAAAAATTTTTATAAAGGCGTCTATGTATCTGCGTACATTTCTAAAGGTGCACAAAATACATGGGAAAAAGTTCTTGATGGAACTTTAACTGGTTTTTCAATAGGTGGCAACATTAAAAAGTTTGATGATGAATTCAACGAGGAATTAAAAAAATCAGTGCGTATAATTAAAGAGTATGAATTAAGTGAATTATCTTTAGTTGATAATCCAGCCAATGAATTCGCTAACGTTATTTCTATTGAAAAAGGAGAACTTGGCGGATATTTAGCAAAGGCAGAAATTGAAAATGTTTTTTGGGATGCAGAGAATGACATTGTCTTAATCTCACCTTCAGAAACAGAATCAAGTCCAAAATCAGGTCAGCCTATGCAAAACATTGGTTTTATAGAAAAATCTGATATCAATGATAAAGATAGAATAAAGTTCTTAGTTGATAGTGCAAAAGGCATTAGTACAATTAAGATTAACAAGGAGGTAAATCTTATGACAGAAGATACACCAGTTGTTCCTGAAGCAGAAGTTGCTGCAGAAACACCAGTTGTTGAAAATGTTGAGGTTGCTCCAGAGGCTACAGCAGAAGTTGTAGCAGAAGCAGAAGCAGTTGTCGCTGAGGCAGCAACAGAGCCTGCTATTGCTAAGTCTGATGAAGTTGCTAATTCTACACCAACAGTTGTAGAAGATAGAGTTGATGCTGTTACAGAAATTAATAAAAACGTAACAGATATTAAAGACTCTTTAACTAATGCCTTGAGCAATCTTACCCAAACAATTAAATCTGTACAAGATTCAATTGCAGTAATAACAAAGTCCCTTGAAGAGGTTACAGGAAAAGTAAATTCTGTAACAAGTGAGGTAAAAGAAGTAAAGGGTTCTTTTGATGAGTTTGGAAAGCGAGTTGATGCAGTAGAAGCAGATACGGCTTTCCGCAAGTCTGGCGATCTAGGCGAGATCGTACAGGAGTTTTCAAATATGAAGACTCATAAATCCCTATGGGGCGGTCGTTTCCTCACAAATGCCGACCTATTTAATTAAGGTACAAAGTCACTAGGAGGTGAAAAATATGTCGGAACAAGAAATACAAGAAAAACTAAGTAAGGCTGCTGAGGCTGGTGCTTTCGTATCTGGTGGTATTGGAAGCGCAACTGCAACAGATCCTTCTGGTAACGTATCTCCTGCTACTTCGCTTGGTAACGTAACTGGCGGATACTTTGGTTCAACAACTGGAGATAACGCTGTTAATCCAACAGGAACTAACAGTGGTATTCTAAATCCAGAGCAGGCTCGTCGCTTTATCGACTACGTGTGGGATGCAACAGTTCTCGCCAAAGATGGTCGTAGAGTTACAATGAGAGCAAATACTATGGAGATCGAAAAGGTCAACGTAGGTGAGCGTGTACTTCGTGCTGCCGCACAAGCAGATGATGCATACTCAAATGCTGGAGCAACTTTTACTAAAGTAGAACTAACAACCAAAAAGATTCGTCTTGATTGGGAAGTATCTACTGAGTCTCTAGAAGACAATATTGAAGGTGCTGCACTTGAAGATCGTTTAGTTCGTTTGATGACTAATGCATTCGGTAATGACATCGAAGACTTGGCTATTAACGGAGACGGTGCTACAGGTTCATTCCTTTCAATTATGTCAGGCTTTATTAAGCAAACTCGTGGAACAGTCGGAAACGATGCTCATGAGTATGCTGCTACAGTATCAGACAACAACTTCACAACATCAGTAATGCAAGGTTTGCTATTAGCAATGCCTCGTAAATACCGTGCACTTAAGAGCAATCTTAAGTTCTATGCAGGTACTGATGCTTTTGCTGGTATCGTTCGCAACAACGGTACACTTGCAGATGCTATTTCTGCAGCGTTCTCTGATCGCACTGGTAGCACACAGGCAAACCGTCAAGACTACATGGATGGTGGAGCACAAACATTTGGTCCTTCTCGCACAACTCGTGTATTAGGCGTAGATGTTCTAGAAGTTCCTTACTACCCTGCAGGTTATGTCGATTTGACATTCCCTGAGAATCGTGTTTGGGGTTTCCAAAGAGATATCACAGTAAATCGTGAATACAAGCCAAAGAAGGACACTGTAGAATATACAGTATTCGTACGCTTTGGTATTGCATGGGAAGAGTTAGATGCAGTCGCTTATGTAGACGCAGATAGCGCTGATTCCTAAAATCTAAGCAATAATAATTAGAAGAGAGCGGAATAAAAAACCGCTCTCTTTTAGTATTTCTGCTATAATAACAACATAGGAGCAAAATGTTAGAAATAGAAGATTTAAAAACAAAAAGCGTATTTGAGATAAGGTCTTTTGCTAAAAAAAATAATATAGACCTAAAAGACGCAAGAACAAAACTAGAAATCCTTAACCTTTTAGAAGGCAAAGAAGTAATAACAATAGCCAAACAAGAGGTATTTAATAAAGTTGCATTATATTCAGAACATAATAAAGTTGGCGAAGATCGAAAAATGGGTTCGCTCAAAGTTGGATATAATATAGTTACTAAGGAGGTAGCCGATTGGTGGCTTGCTCGTAAAGGAGTTAGATTGGCTACTCCAAACGAACTAGCAAGATACTATGGCATAGAATAATGGAAATTTTAAGAATTCCCCCATACCCGCTTTCAATTGAATATACAGTTCCTACAGCAAGCACATCATTTTTTCTTGTAATCTCAAGCAACGATAGATATGAAGAGATCTTAGATGTAGCAGTTACCTCTAACGCTAGTGCAGTTGTTACAAGAACGCTTGCAGATACTTTTTCAAATTATGACAGTCATTATGCTTTAACTATATATGAAAAAGATGGTGCAGATCGTGGCGATGTTGTTGTTGAAGATAATCTAGAAATACTTAGACCATATGTAGATCCAAACACTTTAGCCTCTACTGCAACCGAAATAGCAGCATATACAGAACAAGAAAAACTGGCTCGTCAAATTATAGATGCCTATGTTCCAGGAGGATTTTATTTTAAAACAGAATGGATTCAGGTTGTTGGTCAAGGAACAGACTATATGCCAATATGGAAACGTGGCTATAAAGTTCTTAAAGTTTATGAAAACGCAAAACTAGTATATGACGTAGATGATGTAGATGGCCCAGCCCTTGATGAATATGATTATAGTATTACAAAAGATAAAACTGGAATTGTTAAAGACCCAGTTGCTGGTGTAGATGTTTGGAATAGAGATGAACGTAAACCAGCCAGAATGGCAATGGCAGCATCAGATTCTTTTGATTGGTATGACACTGGTGATAGTGCTAACATCCAAACATTTAGAGGTGGCGTAAGTTTTGCAGAAGGTGCAGACTATATGTTTTATCTTGAAGCGGGGTATAAAGTAGTACCAAATGATATTAAAGATGCAAC